ACTCGGTGTTTAATAATCCTTTTACTGAATTACCTACCTTAGGAGCCTGTCCTGATTTGTTTGCTAATTGGTTCTTTAAGCCATTAACTGTTGCCATTATTCTTTTGCCTCCTTGATTTCAAACCTTCTTGAACTACTAACCTTGCAAACTTGTTCGTAAATATCCGGATGGTTTTCTTTTAATAGCTTGCTATCCACTCGATTAGAATTAACGTTTTTCCAGTTAACAATGAAGCTATTAACGATCCCGGATTCAGCATCTTCCAGGTCATTCTTGATTAGGTTTTCAATGCGCTTTAAATCGGTCTCCACTAATGCTTTTTGCTCTTTCAACTGTAAGTATGATTCGATGTTGCCTTTATGTTCGGACTTCAAATCGATAACTTTTCCCTTTTCTGCTTTTTCATATCGTTCTTTGATATACTTCTCGGCAGCGCTGGATCCATCCAAAGCAGGAGGATGATTGCCTTGCACATGAAACTCCCAGAAGTTCTTTTCTGCCTGGATAATAAGGTTTATTAATTCCTCGTCACGCTTGATTTCCTTGAAAACAAACTTGTTACCGCCAATGAGACAGGCAATATAACACTTGTCATATCCCATAACCGCCATGTAGTGATTAATTTGAATGAGATATGAAGCCGGGACCTCATCGCCTTCCCACTCTTTAGCGTTATAAGCTGAGGTAGTTTTACATTCTAGAATGGCCTTTTCCCCGACAACTTCCCGGTCAATATTCGCCATCATGAAAGGATATTGATCATGCTGCAACATTTGATTTTTACGTCTAACCTTTTTACCGGTTCTTGCCGTAAATTCTTTTGCTACTACTTCTTCGAGGACATTTCCCCAATACATAGCCTCATTGCCGTTATCATTTTCTTTTATGTCAATTTGGCCGCTTTTTTCGAGCCATAATTCAAAAGGTGATTTCCATTTATTCACGCCCAGGACAATGCTTGCATCTGAGCCTCCAATATATTTTGAACGTATTTCCAACCACTCAGAGCGGTGCATTAAAGTAGTATTTGCGATTACTTTTGCCAAGATATTTCCCCCTCATTGATAAAATAGATAGAATGGGATAAACTTAATTTAATTGGTTTTGATTTGGCGTTGATTCGCCCTCACTAGATCCGTGCTGGTAACACGGGTCTATTCTTTTATAAAATGGCTCCACTCAATATCTTGTGATCCACAGAACGGACAGCTGTGAGGTTCTTTATCCTCTTTGACAGCAAATTCTTCGTCACATTCGCAGACATAAACGTCTAACGTCACTATTTCTCACCCCTTTCAGTTTTAAGACCTCCAACGAATAATCCAACAGTTAACATCAGAAGACCGAAGAAAATTGTCATTATGAAACCCTCCTTGGGACCCATGCTTCGATATAATTAAGCGCTGACAACATATCTTTACGCTTGATATCTTTGTAGCTAGTAACACCGAATCGATTTCTAATTTCACGGTAAAGTTCAGCGAATAGTGGCGATCTTAATTGTTTGTCACTCTCTAGTTCATAAATCCTTGAAGCAATTCCGATTTGAACCCGGCGCTGTTCGCCGTGATCTAAAGTGATTTGATTTTCGACTAAGCCCCGGACCTCTTTCATTTCGGTTTTTACCTCAACTACTTCTTCTTTCATAACGGCGATTTCTTCAGCTGATTCGATGGAAAGCTTCATGGCCGCTACCAGCTGCTCACGCTCGGATAATACTCGAGGCTTTTTTAATTCAGTTTCCATTCGTTCAAATTCATTAATGTATGCTTCTTTAAATTTCATTGCTTCCTTGCCGGTATAACCCATGGCTAAAAGTGTGAATCCTTTTTGGTTCATGAAGTACATTGGCATTTCTTTGTTTTGTGTATTTACATATGAGGACACTGCAAAATTGCGGAGTCTAAATTCTTCAGAACACTCCATTTTGCGAATGTCTCTTAGAACATCTGCATGATTCTTACCGAATACTTCTGCAACTGTTAATGAATCAGTTACCGCTTGATTTTTATCGATGAATACTAACTGGTTCAAAATTTTCCCCTCCTATGAATCTTTTATTAGAACTAATATCGTTCATCAAGTTTCGCCATGATTGTAAAAAAGAGAAGCCGTTAGGCTTTTAAAAAGAATCGTGCATAGCTTTTTTGTAACAAACTAATCTTGCTGCCCGGTTATACCAGCGGTCATCCCGTTTAGTTGGATGAACAGAGCCGAGCTGGGCAATCTTTTTAGTATAGAAATGGATACGCTGCACATTTTTGTTCATGGTTATCACCACCTTAAGCGCCTTTTTTAATTTGTTTTTGTTCTATCTCCTTTTGCCTTTGATCGGCCGCGGGCCTGATCAGAAGCAAAAGGAGTTTCATCGTTTCTTTAGATGGTTGATTCATTTGGAATTATCCTTTCTTGATTAATCAATCAATTACGAAATCAAAATTTTTTCTGCTGGTACTCCTAATATCTGTGCAAGTTCCAATAAGTTGGCTGCGCTAGGTGATGACGTTCCCTTTTCCCAACGACAAATGATTTCCGGCGCTTTCTCGACTTTGAATTTCTTTCCTAAATCGCTTTGAGTCCACCCTTTTTCTTTTCGCAAATCTCTGATAGCATGCAATTCTTTTTTCCTCCCCTTCCTTTGATTGACTTGTTAATCATAATTTACCATGTATTGATTAATCAGTCAACATGTTTTCTGAATATTTTTGGATTAATTAATTAGTTAGTTATATCAAATTATTTTTGATTAAAAAGTCAATTTTGTTTATAATGTTAACTAAGAGTTACCCAGGGGGTGAAATTTTTGAGCGCTAATTATTCATCACTATTAAGTGATTTGATTGATAAATCAGGATTATCTTTAACGGAAATTTCGAATCAGGCAGAAACATTAGGTCAAAAAATTACTTCTTCATACTTAAGTAAGTTGAAAAATGGAAAAATGCCGCCACCATCCTATAAGGTCAGTATTGTATTGGCGCAAGTTTTAAATGTTGAACCAGAATTATTAATAGTAGCTGGCATGAAGGATCACAACGAAGCGAATAAAGAGGAATTAGAAAACTCACTTAATGAAATTTATCCAGACAAAAAAGAATTCGTTTTAGGGAAAATTAAACCTCACCTTTCAGTGGCTGAATTCAACCTTATAAATGAAAAGGTTTTAACGCCTGACTCTTTAAAAGAGAAATACAATCTGGAGATAGCCGGCAAGCCGGCATCCGTTGAAGAAATTGATGAAATGATAAAGCATATAAAACTTTATCGGCTTATGAAGCAAATGGAAAGCTCCTAGAATGAAACTAGGAGCATTTTTTATTGTTATCCTTTGATTCTGTTGCCTGTTTGATTTTTTTTATTAGTTCAGCCACATCGACAGTTTGTTTCATGGAAAGGGCCCCCGGTCATTTGCGAACGAATGTTCTTATTCATATATTATAATACAGAAAAAAATAGAACGAAAGTATTATTTTTTGATTAACCAATCAAGTATAATTATTCCAATGGAGGTGGAACCAGGTTGTTTATAGTCGGCAAGTGTTTACTTGCTGACCGATTGAAGAAAGCGGATTTAACTCAAATCGAATTAGCTGAATTAACTAAAATTCCAAAATCCCAAATCTCAGAATATGTGAATAATAAGCATGTAATGTCTTTGGTAACAGCTAAAACAATTTCTCATGCGTTAAATTGCAGCATCGACGACTTATACATATGGAAATCGGTCAGGGGCACCCGTAAATAATCGGGTTTGCCCCTCGGGAAGTTCGACAAGTGCGAACTTTAATCCAATTACATAGCCCTAATTCAGGTACCCTATTTTAGGGGTTGAAGGGCTAAAAAAAAAATTACTTATTCAATTCTCTTAACTTTTGAATGATTGGCATTACATCGATACCAGCGTGTTGTAGATTCATTACAAACAATTCTTGGCTGCGAGCATCATTATAACCTGCATTGTATGGACAATTAATCCAAAATCTTGGCTCTTGAATGGAAAATGTTTTTTCTTCCTGATCCCAAGTGACCACATTCATTTCCATCAATTTATTCAATTCATTTTTGATGTGCTTTTTGGATATGCCTGCTACTTCAAAATCCTGTAGTTTTGGGATATATGCTGTTTCTTTCCCATAATTGAAGCTAAACGTGATGATGAACATTAAGATGGTTAATTGACGTTTAGTAAAGTCATGCTTCAAGATTTCTCCCCGAACCAATAACTCCCTGATTATCAGATCAATATCCTTCTGGTGATTGATTAACGTTTCTTCCAACAGGTCTTTATACACACTAACTGTGCGATCATAAGTTAATTTAGCCCAAGGCATTCACAACTCTCCTTTCCTTAACGTTATTTGCAATAAATTACATTATACCCTTTATTCTGACAAATGGAAGTTTTTGTTTCTACATTTTGTAAAGGAAATAATCCCCAAACAATATTTGTTGTCCTAAATAGTAACTCTTGGTAACATTGTATTTGATTAATTAATCAATATAAGCAGGTGGTAACAAATGAAAGTAGCAGCATACATCCGTGTATCTACTCAAATGCAGGTGGAAGATGGCTATTCCCTTTCGGCTCAGCGTGAACGACTCAAAGCCTTTGCTTATTCTCAAGGATGGGAAATTGTTAAGTTTTATGTAGATGAAGGATTATCTGCAAAAGATATGGACCGTCCGGATCTCCAACGAATGTTAAAAGGAGTCCGTGAAGGTATTTTTGATATTGTCTTAGTTTATAAGTTAGACCGTTTAACTCGTTCGGTAATTGACTTGGATAAATTGTTAACAGAGTTCTCCAAACATGATGTCATGTTTAAAAGCTCCACAGAGGTTTATGACACGACAACCGCAACCGGTAGACTCTTTATCCGGCTAGTTGCTTCTATGGCACAGTGGGAGCGTGAGAACCTTGGTGAGCGTGTTCGGTTTGGTATGCAAGAGAAAGCCCGGGAAGGGAAATGGACCGTCAGTACACCGCCTCTAGGATATGATTCAAAGGAATCTGAATTAATCGTAAACCCTTCTGAAGCTGCAGTTGTTAAAGAGATCTTTTCCTTGTACTTATCAGGAATGGGAATGCACAAAATAGCTCGTAATTTAAATGAGCGTGGCCTCTACACAAAAAAAGGAAAGGCCTGGGCCCAATCCACTATTCAATATATTTTAACTAATCCCATTTACCATGGTACCACCAGATATAATTATCGATTAAATAAGGAAAATTACTTTGAAGTCGAAGGTGTAGTACCGTCCATTATTTCGGATGAAGAGTACCAGTTGACGCAACAAATGATTCAAAAAAGGAGGACTGTTCACCCTCGGCAAGCAACCTCCAAGTATCTTTTCAGCAAGGTATTAAAGTGTGCTCGATGTGGGAAAACACTTGTCGGTAAATCTTCCAATACCAAACGGGGAGAAAAAGTCTATTATTCCTATAACTATTATTGTCCTAATCGATCTCGCTCTTTATGCGATTTGCCGCTAATTAACCAAACGCTTTTTGAACAGAAATTCATTGGTATGATTTCACAATGGGATGCTTACCAAGAAGCGAATGATATCTTACAGAATGAGGTGGCTGCATCTGTGGAGGATCACACCGAATCCATACAAACATTAGAGAAAGAACTA